GTGCGAAAATTGCTCTTAAATATGAGCCAACTGAACGACAACCTTACGTTACTTATGCCGCAGATGAAATCAGAGCAAGGAGTGAGAAATGAAAGTATATAAAGAAAAGCCATTAAACGGTGGTATTCAAAAGCAATACAAATTTGCCAATGGTTTTGGTGCCTCTGTTATTCAGCATAGCGGTTCTTATGGTAATGAACAAGGATTGTGGGAACTTGCTGTATTGAAATGGGTTGGTGAACGGTATACTTTGGATTATTCAACAGAGATTACCGATGATGTTATTGGTTATCTGACAGAAGAAGAAGTGGAAGGAATTCTCGTAAAAGTTAAAAATTTGGAGAAAGTATGAACGAACAACTGAAAGAATTGGCAGAATCTGCTAATATTGTTTTTGGTACTGATAAGAATGGTGACCCTGAGGTAATCTGTTCTGTTGGAGATATTGAACGATTTGCCGAGTTGCTCATTGATGAATGTATTGATTATGCGGCTGATGAAGGTGATCAGGTTTGGTACTTAGCTAAACTTTTTGGATTTAAATAAAATGAGTTTCATGAGAGAAGCGGTTCGTGAGTGGGTATGGAATGTTGGCCAAGATCGATCAGATCAACAATGGATTCTTTCCAATTATGATACGTGGGAACTGAACCCACACTACAATGGACCCGATCAAGGCCATCCTGAAGATTGTGATTATGGAGATGAAGAATGATTATCACAAAAGCAAGATTACAAAAGTTTTTTAAATATAGTACTCATGATATAAAAGCTGCTCTTTGCATTAGTGGATATATCGATACTGGTATTATTTCTTCTAAATTTCTTGGTATGACTGAGGGTTTATTTTGCTATAAGGTTCAATTTGAAGATGATGGTAAATTGAGTACAGGTAATGTATATATTAAATATGATCCTGATACAGAAAAGATTTCTGCTGAATTCTAATATTGTTGTTAAAAAACAACACATTAACGAAAGTCTTTTACTTTTATTTTCAAAAGCGTATAATAGTAAGTGTACCGTCTTTAATTTTCAAAAATTTAATTTACAGGATTTTCTATGAATCAAAATGCCACAAAATTTATCGAAGCAGCAAAATCCATTTTTGGTGAATCTGCACTCATGACCCGTGATAACATTCAACAAGTTGTGGATGAAACTGGTCTGCCTTATCCTTTCTGGCTTGTCACAAAGCAAGAATTTCGTGGTGGTGATCGTGGGCTTTATCGTCTCCCTAGTATTAATAGTACGGCACCAATAGAAAATAAAAATGATCCTGTTGTGGTTACTGCGCCTTTAGCAGAAACCAGTATTTCTATGGCTGCTCAAGTATTGGAATATCGTCAACCAAAACTTATTGATGAATCCGATTCTGCTGTTCCTGATGTATTCAAAGATTATATTCCTTTTGGGTTCTATAAAGATTTAAAAGATGTCATTAGTTCTAAAATATTTTATCCTGTTTTTATCACTGGTCTTTCTGGTAACGGTAAAACTTTGATGGTAGAACAAGCGTGTGCCAATCTTAAAAGAGAATGTATCCGTGTCAATATTTCCATCGAAACTGATGAATATGATTTGCTTGGTGGTCCTGGTCTTATCAATGGCTCTACTATTAATCGTGACGGTCCTGTTTTGCTTGCTATGAAACGTGGTGCAGTTCTCCTAATTGATGAAGTTGATCGTGGCTCTAATAAACTCATGTGTCTACAGGGTATTATGGAAGGTAAGTCTTATTATAACAAAAAGACTGGTGAAGTTGTCAAGCCCTCCCCTGGTTTTAATGTCATTGCAACAGCAAATACTAAAGGGCGTGGCTCAGATGAAGGTAAATATCTGTCACAGATTTTAGATGATGCTTTTCTTGAGCGTTTTCCAATTACAGTAGAACAAGAGTATCCGACTCCAGCAACAGAAAAAAAGATTCTTACTCCTCTCATTGATGATAAAGAATTTGTGGAATGTTTGGTAAAATGGGCTGATGTTGTTCGGCAATCATACGATCAGGGTGCTACAGATGAGATCGTATCGACTCGTAGACTCGTTCATATCGCTAAAGCGTACATAATCTTCAAAGATCGTATGAAAGCGATTAGGCTGTGTTTAAATCGATTTGATGAGCAAACAAAACTGGCATTTCTTGATCTTTACAGCAAAGTAGATGCATCCATTAATGCACCTGCAACACCAGAAAGTAATATTGGTGCATCAGATACTACGTTGGCAAAAGAAATACCTTTTTAAAAAATAATTCAAAAACCACTTGACATGATTAAAAAATGTCAGTACCATCTGTATGTTGTGTTTTGAATATAGTATTAAGTTAATTATTAAGGACACTTGTTATGTTTGTATTTGATGTAGAAACTCTTGGTAAAGAATCTAATTCTATTATTCTATCCTTTGCTTGTGTTCACTTTGATGATGAAAATAAGTCATCACCAGATTATATGAGGGATACATCATTCTTTGTTAAAGTTGATGCATCAGATCAGCGTAAAAGATTGAATAGAACATATCAAGTGTCCACAATGGATTGGTGGAAGAAACAGTGTGAGAATGTTCGTATTAAATCTTACATTCCAAAAACAGATGATGTTAAAATTGAAGATGCAATTGAACAGTTTAGGACTTGGAGTAAACAGTTTAAAGAACCTAAGTCATGGATCTGGGCACGTGGTAATCTAGATCAGTTAGTGATTGATTCAGTAGAGGAACAATTGAAAGTGGAACCAGTATTTCATTTTAGTCGATGGCGTGATGTCCGTACTGGAGTTGATTTTTTATGTGGAACAGATAATGGTTATTCTAAAATCGAATATCCAGGATTTGATTCTTTCTTAAACATAACAAAACATGATCCTCTTGATGATTGTATTTTAGATGCTATGATGTTATTATATGGAGTGAAAGTATGAATCAACGATTAAAAGAGTTGGCTGAACAGGCTGGGTTTAGTTTTGATTACGGGAGTGATTTGCATATAACAATTTTACGCTTTGCCGACTTGGTGCGCCAAGATGAGCGTGAGGCTTGTGCTGTGTTAGTAGAAGGCGGCAACCATGTGCATCCAAAAGCACCGGACGCTATTTGGGCAAAAACAGTTGCAAAGTTAATTCGTGCGAGGGGTAATCATGAGCAAGATTGATTTAATTATTGATGCGCTTGAAAAACTTGATAATCAAGCGCACGTTAACGATATGGATTTGATTGCTGAAGCCCTAACCGCAGCCCGTGAACTGAAAGCGTTAAAGCCGTTAGCTTATTACGACAAGAGATACGACAGTGTTATCACAGCTTATGAGCTTGGCAGGCATGTAGATAGCAATGACGTACCACTCTACCCTTTAGAGGCAAGCAATGAAAATGCGCCACTACCGTAAACAGTTTTGGTTTTTTCCTGAGCTAGGCGTGTTTATGAAATCACACAACCGCAAAGTTATATTTCGCAAAGTCAGTTACTTTTTTTGAGGTGAATTATGACCAAAATTGATTTAATTATTGATGCGCTTGAGTCAGCATACGAGGACAAAGCGGGGTGGTGCGACAAAGTTAATGAGGCTTTGTACGCAGCGCATGAGCTGAAAGCGTTAAAGCCTGTGGGCGAAATCAGGAGTGTTGTTTGGGGTGGAATGGCTTGGACTGTATGTTTTATTAGCCATGAAAAATTAAACCTTAGAACACCACTCTACGCACTAGACGAGGTGACGAAATGACAGACCAAGAATTGCTAGAACTTGCAGCTAAGTCTGCTGGCTTGAACGTAAAGGCGCAATCAGTGAACGCAGATGATCGTTGGATTGGCTTAATTATTGGCGAAAAACACACAAGGGAAAAGCAATTTTGGAACCCACTAACCGATGACGGCGATGCCCTGCGGCTGGCTGTGAAATTGACTCTTGGAGTTGTGTTTAACGGAGAAGAAGCTTGTGCGTGGCTTTTTGATATTGAATCATTTGAGCCAGTAACTAACGATGATCCCTACGCAGCAACACGCCGAGCAATCGTCAGAGCAGCGGCAGAGATTGGTAAATCTATGGAGGTGACGAAATGAGCCGTGAACTATTACAGCAAGCGTTGGATGCTTTGAAACAAACATTTCAATTTCAACAAACAAGAGATGTGATTGCAGCACTTGAAGCAGAGTTAGCCAAGCCTGAGCAAGAGCCTGTGGCGTGGATGTGGGCAGATGGAACAGTTACTACTGATCCTGATCGTGCAGATGGAACGTGGACAAAACTCTACTCACTAGACGAGGTGACGAAATGAGCCGTGAACTATTACAGCGTGTTTTAAAAGTGTTGAAAGTTAAACGGTTACGACTTGATGAACATCTTATTCCTATCATTGTGGAAGAGATTGAACAAGAGTTAGCCAAGCCTGAGCAAGAACTTCCTACGCTACACCAAGTGGTCATAGAATCTGCTCTAAAAGGCTATGGCAAGCCTGAGCAAGAGCCTGTGAACAACGACTACGTTGATATTCACTGTCCATCATGTTTGCATTCGTTTGCCATTGCACCACTACGCAAAGAATGGGTCGGGCTGACAAATGATGAAATTAACAAGATTGCAAACAGTCCTCAGCCTTTTGACGAAACATCAAGTGGCTATGTGTTGCCATTTGCCAAAGCCATTCAATCCAAGCTCAAAGAGAAGAACACATGAGTTACATCGTCGCATCCCTACCCCCGCTCAAGTGTTTTGTACGCCGTGAGTTCCTGTACAACTTTGAGAAAGGTCACGGTGAATACGAACCTGCGATCTGGGTGAGTATCAAGGCACTAAGAGGTCAAGTGTTTCGTATTGAGAGCCTGTTGCCAAACTATGGTGCTTTATACGACAAGTTACCCATTCATGCCTATGTATGGCATACTGATAGTCCATCAATGTTACCTATTGATATTCTACAACTTTGGGATTGCATGGGCTATAGGTTCACAGTCATTGAGAAGATTGGGCTGCGTAACTTGGGCGTTAAGTTTATGTCTAAAGATAAAACTTGGCTTGTTGGGCAATATCTTTTTACAGTTGATTTTTGTGCAGATGGTCAAGACTTAGATACTGGTTTTTCTGAACAAGCCGAAGAGCATAAATCTTTTAATTTTATTAGATTAGATAATGGTCAGTTTGCATGTCAGCCAAATAACAGGTGTCTATGGTATGATCAAAGCCTTATTCCCATTGATACAAAATTCCCTGATTTTCAAGCAGCGCAGACTTTTTGGACAGTAGATGGTACTCGTAAATGGTCAACAGGTACTGATTGGTTTTATAACATTGAGGAGAGAACATGATTTTACCACAAAATGAAGTAGATGGTTTGTTTTCGACAGTCGAAGAACAAATGGTTTTTAAAGATATATTACGCAACAACGTGGTTAGTGTTACCTTTATCAAGAAAGATGGTACAGAGCGTAAGATGAAATGTACACTTAAAGAAGATTTGTTGCCTGTTAGTTTGTCAAACAATCTTGAAACAGAAGCATTAGCTAACACGAAGGTACGAATGAGTAGTACCGATGTTCTGCCTGTGTATGATATTGAAGCCAATGGTTGGCGTTCATTTCGTTGGGATTCGGTTGTAGCAGTTGAGTAATTATTAGGAGAAGATGTATGAGTTCGTGGTTAATTATCGTCACTGGTTTGATTTATGGTTATATTGCTGTTGAGCAAGGTCTTAAAGGTAATCTTGCAATGTTCATTATCTATTCTGGTTATGCTTCCTCTAACATTGGTCTTTATATGATGGCGGCGAAATGAAAATTCCCTATGAAGTAGCAGATGCTATTACGTTGACAACTTTAAAAGTACAACGTAAAATTTTGAAAAAAGAATTGAAACGTTGGAAAGAAAATCCAAGGAGTGATGAAAATCCAGATGGTTACTGGATGCATCCGGAAGATGTTGGTAAAAATGTCAGAATGATTGGTACATTAACTGAAGTTATTAAATATTTTGGGGGTGAGTGATATGAAACACAAACACGCAGACCTTATACACGCATGGGCTGACGGGGCGCAGATTCAATCTAGAAACGACATTAGTGGATGTTGGGAGGATAATCGCTTGCCGATGTGGGCGCAAGATACTATGTATCGCATCAAGCCTGAACTAAAGCCTGATGTTGTGAGATACGGTGAAGTTTATGTTGGTTATACGAATTCATGGCAAACTTTTTATCATTCAAAAGCAAATGTTCAATATACGTTTGATGGTGAAACAGGTAAACTTAAAAAGGCAGAAGTATTATGAATTTATATGTCGGTGAGTATTGGTGCTCTTTCCCTCGTTCAGAGTACGGTGGATTATGGGTTGTTACTGCTGAAAACGAAGAACAGGTTTGTGAAATGTTACTCAAACAACACGGTGATTATGATGGTGATAACGAAAAATACGATCATTTGATTCCAGATGCTGTAGCAAAATCCAAAGTATTTGCACTCGATACATCTAAACTGTTTCCATCGGATGTTCCTAAAATTGTTGATGTATTCTTTACTTGAGGTTTACTATGAAATACACTGCAAAACCGTATCTTTTTAACAACATTCGTGCGAAATCATTTGACGAACCAATGCAAGCTGTGCTATACTTGAATGATATGTTGAGTGACAAAGGTGTAGATGAGAAATTAGACTATGTTTTCATTGCACCCAAAGCAACTGAAGGTAATTTGAAAAATGCTCTAGAAGATTATATTGGAATGTCAAAAATTATTATTGAGGAATAATATGAAAGTTGTGATTAATACTGATTGGGGTGGGTTTGGTTTGTCTGATGAAGCAATTCGCCGTTATGCTGAACTCAAAGGCATTAATTTGGTAGAAGAAACTGG